CACGTTCAAGTTGGCAATGATCCCTTGTAGCTCCTGCGCTCGAGAGTCCGGCTGGTAGAACTTGATCGGCTCGGTCCCGGCCGCGGCCATGGTGGGGTCGAAATTGGTGTGCCACCGCTTCCAGGGGTACATGTCGTCGGTCTCGCCCGGGGCCAGGACCTTGTCGTTGATAACGACTTGAGGCCCGGACGCCATGCCCATGTTGTTCACCAACGCCCGATAAGAAGCGTTTGCAACAGTCTGGATATCGTCCAGCAAGTCGGGAAGACCATAGCCGTACATCGTTCCAGGGATTTTTTCAAATTGCGTGACATAGTACGGAGCCCTTTGGCTCGGGGTGGGGTCCAGCTGGGTTTTGATCACAAATCGGTCAATCAGCCACGCGGTGACGCGATATTCTTGCTCGGGATCCGGAATTTGCTCCTCCGTCATCCCCCATTCCAAAAGCGTTTTGCCCGAAACACTGCCATGATACTCTGCCGTGTCGATGAGACTCGAAGACGTACGGGGCCACGCCTCTCGGTTTTCCAGCTGCGCTCGCTCCACGTCCACGACGTCCCACCACTCGCGGAACCCCCGATCATGGAAACGAGCCAGGCACTCACTGATCGCCGCATCGTTATACCCAGGCAGACCCTTGCACGCGAGAAGGTCGGCCCGCGTCAGCCGAAGTCGCTCCACGAACTCGGCTTCATGCACATTGTGGGCGGTTGGGGTCCAGTATAAATCGAACGGACTGACTCGAGACCAAAACATTTTGGGAACTTGCTGCCGCTGCGGTTTGCCGTTCACCCACTTGACCTGGGAGCACATCCGCACCGTCGGCCCTTTGATGCAGGCAAACGGAAAAATTGGCAGGTCGATCAAGAACTCAGCAAATGCTTCGTAGAACCGGCCTTCGGTCAGGAGGTCGTCAAGTTCGTCTGCGGCCTCCGATGCTTCTTTGACTGCTTTCTTTTTGGCCGCCTTGCGGGCCGCTTCACGCAGCTGAGTGACCCGATCCTCGATCTGGTCCTCGGTCGGCATCTGCGGCGGCTGGCCGGGCGGGCCAACCGGAGATTCCGGCGCCAGGGGCCCCGACCACCCGGCACCCGGTAATGGCTGTGGCGCCGCGGCCGGCGGCGGGGGTCCAGGCGGAGGAGAAGGCGGCGCACCACCCGGCAACCCGGGACCCGCAGGCGGAGCAGCACCAGCCATGGCTTGCTGTTGTGCCATCATGGCTGCTTGTTGCTGGGCCGCCACAATCTGTTGAAGCTGCTGACGGCATTGGGCAATCTCCGCGGCCACCAGGCTTTGAATGGCCTGCTCGATGTCCTCCGGAATTTCTGGCTCCGGAGTGGGTTGAATGTCCCAGGGACGCTCGGCCCCCAGGTAGATGTCACGCAAAAGAGAAGTCGCGCCGCGGCATTTGCCGGGCACGATTCTTGCAAAGACTTCCGACCCGCCAAATGCCTTGATGTCTCGCAGGCGCGCGGGGTCGTAGTGGCCTTTGTAGTTCCGGAGGCAGTCGATTAGCCGCTGGCCGATGCCCATCATGTTGCGGAAATTTCTCATTTCGTACATACGATAGCGCACGTGGCGAGCGATTTCAAGGACACTGGGGTCGTTCTGCCAGTCCATGCCGGCTTGGCCAGGTTGCGCCGCCATCTCCATTGCCTGTTCGCGTTGGGCAACCTGGTCGGGGGAAAGCATGCGCGTGAGTGCGCGGCCGGGAACAGAATCTATTTGAGCAGGCATGCCCTGCGGTGCCTGCTGGTTTGAGGGCGGCCCGCCGCGGGGCATCACTGGCATTTGGCGAATATTATTCAGCCCCTGCGATGCAAATGGGTTTATAAGCCGTTGGTTCTGGGTCGACTGTGGAGTAGAAACCATAAAACCTTATTGCGGAAATAGATTGAACTTTCAGAAACCGGCACAATCGAACGTACTACCGGCACAATATCACCCTAGAGAATTACAGACAATGCTTACAGAAGAACAGATCCGCGACCGCAAAGCCTATCAGGCCGCATGGCGACTTAACAATGCTCCGAAGCGAAAAGCAGATGCACGTGCTCGCTACCTCGCAAATAAGGAGAAAATCAAGGAGGCCGCTCTAAAGTGGCATGCAGAGAATCCTGATAAGGTGCGGGCTGCTGCCGCGAAATGGCGGGCGAACAACAAGGAAAAAGGCAGCGCCTATAAAGCCCAATGGCGCGCAGAGAACCGTGATCGCCTGCGTGAAAAACAGCGAGCCTACCGTGCTGCCAATCCAGCGAAACACCGTAAATGGCTAGGGCAACCAGTACCCGCCTATCCTCCTCCCGAGTTCTGCGAGTGCTGTGGACACCTCCCCGGACTCCGCGGACTTGTGTTGGATCATTGTCATGAAACGGGTGCATTTCGCGGTTGGTTGTGCCATCGTTGCAATCTCGGACTCGGGAATCTCGGCGACACCATTGAGGCCGTCGAGCGAACCCTTGAATATCTGAAGCGAGCCATATGTCAACAGAAGTCACCGTCCCAGACCTCACCTTCGGTGACCTCAGTGCCACCGTCGCCGCAGAACTCGCCGTCGGACTCTCCTCCGCCGACACCATCCGCAAGCGGTTTGGCCTGTCCCTCCCCCAGTGGAAACAGCTGACCCAGAGCGACTATTTCCGCGGCATGGTCCGCGAGGCGATGCGCGCATTTCAGGGGGATCTCAACGCCGGCAAACGGATCACCCTCAAGGCCGAGATCATGCTCGAGGACTCCTTGGCCGACCTTTACGGCATCGTCAAAGACAAGGCCGTGCCGTCCGGCGAGCGCATCAAGGCCGTGCAGACCATGGCCGATTTGTCCGGGCGCAGCGCCAAGTCAGCTCCCGACGCCGGCATCTCCAAGGGAACCGGGTTTACCCTCAACATCAACGTCGGCGATGGCAAAAACGTCGTGATCCAAGGAAGCTCTGATGGCGGAAAAGAATAGCGCGACGTACACGGCCCCGCCGACCGTCAGCCGCTTCATGCAGGATGACACCTCAGAAGTGCGACTCCTGATGGGCCCTTACGGCTCGGGCAAGACCACCGCCAACCTTCTTGAGCTCATACGCCGCGCGTGCAACGAATACCCAACGTCTCAAGGCATCCGGCAGACCCGGTTTGCCGTGATCCGCAACACCTCCGGCCAGCTGCGTCAGACCGTGCTGCCCGAGATCGAGAAGTGGCTGATGCCAGCCTACCGTTACAAGGTGACCGACTCCACGTTGAGTTTTGATTTCAAACTTCCTGATGGCACGACCGTGCAATCTTCGTGGATGCTGATCCCCCTTGACGAACCGCGGGACCAAGAGCGCCTCTTGTCGCTGAACCTCACCGGTGCGTGGATCTCCGAATTTCGCCAGGTGCCGCTCGAGATCATGGACCCCCTTCTCGGTCGGTGCGGCCGGTTCAAGCCGCTCGGCCTGAGCAAGAACGCCTGGTACGGGGTGATCGCGGAGTCGAACCCGCCCGACGAGGAGTCCGAGTGGTACATGAAGATGGAGGTCAACAAACCGTCGACATGGACCGTTTACAAGCAGCCGTCAGGTCTCTCGCCGGAAGCCGAGAACCTCGAGAACCTGCGCCCCGGGTATTACCAGTCGTTGATCGAGTCCAGCACCCCCGACTGGGCAGACGTGCATGTGCGCTGCCAATACGGCAAATCCTTGAGCGGACAGGCCGTATTCCGAACCTCATTTCGTGCGGACTTTCACGTTGTGCCGGGCGGCCGCCTTAAGTTGACGGAGGGTTACCCCGCGTGCATAGGACAAGACTTTGGAAGAACTCCCGCCGCGCTGATCACGCAAGTCGATGTGCGGGGTCGGCTACTAATACTAGGGGAAGTAACTTCGACTGACATGGGACTAGAACAATTCATATACGCTTTATTGCGGCCAACTCTTGCGCGCGAATATCCGGGGGTGCCCGTATTTGTAGCGGCGGATCCCGCAGGGCGACAAAAGAGTCAGATCGGAGAGGAGAGCGCGTTCGACGCCCTACAACGGCTCGGCTTCAAAGCATATCCCGCCCCGACAAACGATATCGAACCTCGGTTGCGCGCTGTCGAGCAGTTCTTCCTGCGAAATGTTGATGGAGGTCCTGCGATTTTAATCGACGGGGAGAAATGTCCCCTACTAATTCGGGCCTTAAAATTTGATTACCGATACCGACGAAAGACTACCGGAGATCTAGAAGACAAGCCGGAAAAGAAACATCCCGCCTCTGATTTAGCAGAC